ATGTTTTTGAAGTAACAGTTTTTTGGGTTTACAAGAGAGGGGACTTTTAATGGTCCCCTTTCTTTTTTCCCATTATGCTAGATTATCTGACATGGCATGTACGAAAATATGTCGTGTAACTTATTGATTATCAATCTACTGATAGATTATGTCGATTTTTTAACTGATTCTAGATTCATAGAAAATAATAGAGAGAGAATAATATATATATATATATAGGGAAGGAAGAAATTGACATGGAATCGGTGTTCCATTTTTTCATTATATTTGTGTACACTAAAACCAAAAAACAAGATGGAGAAATTTTTAAGTATCCCCGTAACAAACGAGCAGAGACAATTGCTTTCTGCAACAGGTATTGTATTAATTGTGCAAGCGTCAACAACGACTGTCACTGTACACTACAAGTCAAGCACAGGAACTGATGTTGTGACAATTACTCACGCGGCCGCTGGTGCTGGTGATGAGTCTATGCGTGATGCTATCCAAGCTGCTGTTATCAGTGCATTGGGTACATCATGGACGTATGTAGCATTTGAGGTTAATAACCTACCGTTTGCTGTATCAGGTATTGCAATTGCTTAATATCCCTGATTTATTGAAAGAGCCATTCTTCGGGATGGCTTTTTTTGTTTTATATAAAATTTCTTTAGATTTGGTAAAATTTAAATCAAATGGAACCTAAGGATTTATTCTTTGCCCAAGAGGGCAGACTGAAGTTAATCTCTGGCATCAAGAAGATTGCCGGAGCGGTAAAGAGTACGTTGGGACCTTATGGTAACACGGTACTCATTGAGAGTCCACATCACACACATGGTATCACAGTAACTAAAGATGGTGTAACTGTCGCTAAGGCGGTTGACTTAATTGATCCTGTTGAGAACCTTGCGGTGAACATGATGAAGGAGGCTGCTGATCGTACGGCTAATTCTGCTGGTGATGGTACGACTACTGCAATTGTGTTGACTGAGGGGTTGGTGTTAGGATGGTTGGAGCAGTTTGGTACCACTGAGGTGAATACCACTGAGGTGTTGCGAAACATTCATACTCTAAGTGAGAAGGTGATTGAGAGTTTAAAGAAGAAAGCAAAGAAAGTATCACCATCTATGCTACTAGACGTAGCCACTATCTCTGCTAACAATGACCGTGAGGTAGGTAAGATTATCTCTGACGTGTACAAGGATGTTGGTAAGAATGGGATTGTTACCGTTGAAAGAAGTCAGACTACAGACACCTATGCTGAGACCACTCAGGGGTTGAAGATTGATAGGGGATATATGAGTCCTTTATTCATCAATGACCAGAGCAGAGATGAGTGCGTGTTTGAGGACGTGCATGTGTTGGTTGCTGATATTGAGATCGGGAACATTTTGCAGATTGAGAATGTATTGAAGCCAATTATTCAGGATGGTAAGAAACTATTGATCGTTGCACCATGCCATGTGAACGTAGTGAATACATTTGCTGCTAACGTGATGAAGAATAATCTTAAGTTGTGTGTGGTGCAGCCACCAAGCTTTGGTTACAAGCAGCATGAACTGATGCAGGATCTAGCGGTTAGTGTAGGTGCTACCTACTTTAGTGAGAAGACTGGAGATGACCTGAGTCAAATTAGTATTGATGACTTGGGACATGCGTCTAGAGTTGTGGTTGGTAAGGACAAAACCATTATCCTTAAGTCTGACTTGAAGATCGACACTATTAAGGTCGATGAACGAGTATCACAACTATGGCAAGCCCACAAGGCTGCGAAACGAAAGGCTGACAAGGACCACTTGCTAGAGCGGATCGCCTCCCTAACGGGAGGCATTGGTGTAATCTACGTAGGTGGGAACACTGACTTGGAGCAGAAGGAGTTGTACGACCGTGTTGATGATGCAGTGTGTGCTGTTAGATCAGCATTAGAGGAGGGTATACTTCCTGGGGCTGGAAAAGCATTGTTAGATGAGACTGCTACGTTGTTACCAACTGGTAGCTTCCACTACAGCGTTGAGTACAGTGCAGCGGTGAAGATCTTATCGAATGCGATGATGGCACCGTTCCAGCAGATCCTTGCAAATGCAGGGTTAAAGCCAAGCGATGTGTACAAGGAGGCGATGCCTGTGGGGCATGGCTACAATCTAAAGACAGGTCAAAGTGGTGACTTGATTAAGATGGGTGTTATTGACCCACTGAAGGTTACACGTAGTGCATTGCAAAATGCAGTGAGTGTAGCGACAACTATTCTATCAACCAATGCCATCATCACGATGGCTAGAGCTTATGAAATACGATAATATGGAGCAGGTACTAAATCCGTTTGGCTACGGCCAAGCAACTCGAGTAATTGACGAGAACCGAAAGACATCTGAGAATTGGGTAGAATACCTAACCACCTCAAAAGTGTTCGTTGAGAATGAGTTCTACGTTCTATTTGATGATGGGCTACTGGTTAAGAAGGGACGATCCAAGTTCCGGACAAGCCAGTATATAAATGGTGATCGGTTCAAGTCCTTTACAAAACACTATGAGAACGCTTAAGTCATGGGTGATTGTTGTAGGAATGGCTGTGGTGTTTGCACTGCTGGTGATATGGTGGTACGAGTTCCTGAGAATGTGATGGAGGCACCATTTGCAATTAAGGTAGGCGAGGTACTTGAGCAGATTGAGCGTATGCTCATTGACAAGAACCGTAAGTATGGTAACTCAGCACTAGAGCCACTAGGCGTGTTCAGTCAGTTGTCCGCAAAAGAAGGACTACTGATACGAATTGATGACAAGTTGAAGAGAATTAAGAACGGAAGCCTAGAGAAGGACGATGAAGACGTGGTGAATGACCTAATTGGGTACCTAATCCTGTTAAAGATTCATGCATAACGTAAAATATATTTTACAAATGAGTGACTTATCGTTCATTGTGGTTTATATTATGGGTTAATGTAGTAGACATACTACTATATTTCGGCACACTTTCCAATAAGTTGCCAAATGTCGCAAAGATTGTAGGTTTTGGCGAAACATTTCGGATATTTTCCGAGTAACTACCTATAAGTTTACAAATTTTAAACCTTTATAAGCCTATAAGTTATGAACATAATACAAGTTGATTTTCCAGCTAGCCAATACATAGCAGAGGAGACTCCTAAAAAGCAGATTTATTTGCATCATACAGCAGGAAGCCCTAATGGTGTGGGGACATTTGGATGGTGGGCATCTAATACTGAGAGAGTTGCTACCTGTGTGTCCATATCAGGCATTGGTAAGGGCTGTGTAGATGGCCAGATTGTTCAGGGATTTAGCTCAAAGTTTTGGGCATACCACCTAGGATTGCAAAAAACTACGTTTAGCAGTCGTAAGATTCCTTTTCAGCAACTAGATAAGATCAGTATAGGCATTGAGATATGCAACTGGGGTAATTTGAGAGAGTCCAATGGAAAGTTTTACAATTACGTTGGTAAAGAAATGACTGATGGGATTATAAAACTAGACAAACCATACAAAGGATTTACTTATTTCCACAGTTATACCGATGCTCAGATAGAATCTGTAAAGCAATTGCTGTTGTTATGGAATAAAAGGTACAACATTCCACTAGATTACTGCGAAGATATCTGGGATATTACACCAAGAGCATTAAAAGGAGAAGCAGGTGTGTTTACTCATAACTCAGTTAGGAGAGATAAGATTGACATCTACCCTCATCCAAAAATGATTGAGATGTTAAAGAGTTTAAAATAGTTTTTTAGCTACTCCAATCTGGTGAATACGCTGCAATGGCTGGTACTGGTACTGGAATAAGTACTTGTTGTCTAGGTAAGAGGCGGATGCACTGGGTTGTAGTAGTGAATTTACTCCTACACCTAGGTAAAATCCCTTAGGCTTTTGTACAATATTCTTTGTTTCTGTGTTTGTGATTGTGTTTGTAACTGTAGGTATTTTAAAATCGTTCGTAACGCTCATTTTAAGTACCTCTCCGAGGACTTCTCCGCTCACATAGGTGTTGCCATACTCGAAAGGAGTTGTCGTGCTGAAGGCTTTAATATTGGGCTTGTTGTTAATTAGTATTGTATCCCTAAGAACCTGAGTTTTTATTTTGTTTTTTGGGATATATACCGTGTCTTTGACCTCTAATATCAAAGTGTCCGTTTTTGTCACGGTTTCAAACTTATAGATTGTCTCTTGCTCAGGCTTAGGGTATATAATAAATGCAAGTATTAAGCCAGCCAAAAAAGATAAGGTAGCTATTTTGATTCGCTCATCATCTAATAGTTCTTTCATTGTTCGATAAATAAATTGTCTTCTGCTAATATTTTTCTTAACTCTTCACGGCACCATTTATAAGCCTGATAGGTTTCATCAGATAATTCTTTGTACTTCATTTCAGAACGAAGTAATTGGTCAAAGTCCCAGATGGCACTTTTATAATTACTTCCATTTATAGCAGACTGAAAATCTCTATTGTCTTCAGGTAGGTTGAATTCTAATACCGCTTTCATAGTGGAAACTTACAGCTGTCTACTAATAGCTCATAATATCTATTATCTTTTCTGTTTACTTCTCTTCCTGCTAGAGTCAAGATCCTCCCTCCTGTAGGTTTTACAGGAGCCCCTCTCTCAACGTGCCAACCAAAGGCTCCATCTTGATACTCTTCTTTATATGATCCTGTAATGGCTAGGTGAATCTGCTTGTGCTCTATCTCAAATACTTTTTTTCCTTGGTTGAAGTGGATTGAATCCCTCACATCATTGCGGCTGGAGTTTTCGTGTATGTGTCCCATAATAAATATGTCCATGTTCTCATACATCTCCAGTGAACGTGTAAGGTTGATAGCTCCTTTTGTAACTATACCTCCACCTCCAGATCCGTGGAAGTACTTTAGATTCTTACTCATCACTGTATTACCATTGATGTTGTATCTTAGTACAATCCATCCTCCATATCCACCAGTCTGAACGCTAGTCTTGTTGGTGTAGTTAAGAAGGTCCACGAATCTTTGTAATGGATCAGTCTCTAAGTTCTTTATGATTGCAGTCTCATGGTTACCATAACCAATTACGGTTAGTAGATGTGCATAAGGAGACCACCATTCTACTGCATCTTCTATGACAGCGTCAATATAGTTTGCTTTGTTGTGTTCAGGAAGAATGTCCTTCTTGTTTCTTCTAGGATCGTACTTTCCTTGCATGAGGCAGAAGAAGTCACCATTGATTTGAATTGGAATACTATGCTTTAAGCAGTAGTCTAGGTGATCCTTTAGCTTATCTCTATCGCATTTGGGATTGTCCCAGTGAATGTCTGATAGTAATGCTATTCTAGTTTCTTCTTTACTAAGTTCAAGTACGTGAACATTTCTGCTAACCTTTTTTAGATTCATCAGAACATTTTTTGTTGTCCATAAAGTTACCACTTTTTTTTATTTTCCAACTATTTGCTATATTGGCAACATAAATATAATACGATGGCAGTAAACGAGAGGGACCTAAAGAACTTTATTGATGGGCTTTTAATCGGGTTCTTCTTTGGAATTACTGTCGCAACCATTTTAATTTTAACGCTCACATGAAGGCGATAGGAAAGAATATTATCATCAAGACTGTTGATGAGGAAGTAAAAACATCTTCAGGACTAGTACTATCTGGTGAAGATACCAACCAGTTGAGATATAAGCGTGGCGTAGTCATCAACTCAGGAACTGAGGTGAGTGCTATTAAGGCTGGTGATGAGGTGTACTACGATAAGGCTAACAGCTACGTGATGATTGTCAATGATGAGCACTGCGTCATCATTCAGGAACGTGACGTAGTTCTTGTCCTGTAACTCTATTCTCTCTAATCTCCCGATTCATCATCTTAATCATATCCTTGTAGGGCTTTTCTGATGGCTTGACATTCTTTTTGAATAGAGGATTGTTACACAGAGTCTCTGGGATTTCCTCTCCCTCTATTTTTTTGTACATAGAGTTAACCATTCTCTTTGCTTTATAGGATAGTGAGTATAGTGCCTTGGATCTCATGGCAGGTCTACCTGGTTGTTTGGTAGAGAATAGTTCTATCCATCCTAAACGTTTGAGTTTCTCGAATCTTTCAATGTCCCAAGTAAAAAGCTTTTCATATTCTTTGAATGTGGTTGCGTTGAAGTACCTTTCAGAGTACAGGAACAGTAGCATATCTATGTCTGCTTGAGTTAGGTTGTGTTTTACCTTGAAGTAAGTTCGTATTACCTTCCAGTATTTAAGGTAGTCTCTTTGATTTGATTTCATTTTTATTATTACATTTGTAAACAAAGGTAAACATAAAACTCATGAAACCCTGTACACAAAAAGTTAAAACCGCAACCTCTTACAAACCAAAAACAAAATGAAAGGAGATCAAATGATGGCCATGGGTATGCCCAAGGCTGCTGTCCTAGGTGGACCAAAGAAAGCCGCTGCTAAGAAAGCTAAGGCTGTAGTTAAGAAGGCAGTAAAAAAAGCTATAGGTAAAAAGAAGTATTAATGGCTGAAAAGTCTAAGATGAAATGCAATCGTGTCGTTGCCTCTGACAGACCCGGCAAGAAGAGAATGGTTAAGGCTTGTGCTAATGGACAAGAAAAGCTAATCCACTTTGGTGCTGAAGGTTATGGTCATAACTATTCGGCAGCGGCACGATCTTCATTTAAGGCTAGACACAAGTGCGGTACTGCTACAGATAAACTATCTGCTAGGTACTGGGCATGTAAGAACTTATGGGCAGGTCCTGGAGGATCTACCAAATCATCACCTAAAAGCAAGAGAGGTAAGTACTAATGAAAGATGCTTGTTACAAAAAGGTAAAGGCATCGTATGATGTATTCCCTTCTGCTAGGGCATCTCAGGCTATTGCTAAGTGCAGGAAGGCATCTGGCAATGTGACTAAGTCTGAGAAGGGTACAAGCCTAAAGCGTTGGGAGAAAGAAAAGTGGAAAGATACTAAGACTGGTAAAGCTTGTGGTGCAGGTGGGCGTAATGAATACTGCCGACCTACTAAAAGAATATCATCGGAGACACCAAAAACTAAGAGTGAGATATCACCTGCTAAACTTGCAGCAAAAAAAGTTGAAAAAAGTAGAGTGGGTATGGGTAAAAGAATTTCCAAAGTTTAACTATATTTGTTCATCATTAAAAATCAAATCAAATGGCACAGAAAGTAACAAAGACAAACGCTGAATTGCTAGAGTTAGTAAGAGCGTTGAACGTAACATCTACTGAGAAAGGCAGTAAGGCAGAGGCAAAGATTAAGAAGATTGTAGAAAAAATCAAGCCTCTATTTGACCAGTACAATGAGAAGCGTGAAGATATTCGTCTCGATCATGCTCACACTGAATCCAACGGTGTGTTAGAATTGAATGAGAAGGGTGAATACAAGTTCACTAAGGATGGGATTAAGGCTATGTCTAAGGACATGAAATCATTGCTTGATGAGACATTTGAGTTCTATCAGTTTACTTTCTCAAGTGAAGGTATTGAGAACTTTAAGTTCTTAGCAGGATGGGTTGAAAGCATTGAGGCTGAGCAATCTGTTGAAGAAGTTGAATAAATTATTCATCTAAACACAGTAAGAACGGCATCAGTCTTAATTGGTTGGTGCCATTCTTTCTTATAAAGAATATGAAAAGCAAAGGACTAGGAGATACTATAGAGAAAGTAACTACAGCTACTGGAATTAAGAAAGTAGTTGAGACTGTTGCTAAGGCCGCAGGAAAAGATTGTGGCTGTTCAAAAAGAAAAGATGCACTTAACCGTGCGTTCCCATATAACGAAGATTAATTAATAAGATCATGGCATATCAAAAATTACAAGCATCAAGAGCAGCAGAAGTAACTAAGAGTGATACTGTTAACATTCCAAGTGTATCTACTGAAAATGGATCAGGGAATAATGGCTGCGTACTATACGTTGGTACTGGAGGAATTCTTCGAGTGCTAACAGCAGGAGGAGATGACATTACATTCCAGAATGTACCAAATGGAACCTTCATTCCTGTACAAGTAGTTAGAGTTTTTGCATCTACTACAACAGCCTTAAATATTGTAGCACTATGGTAATCGGAATTATTATCAGCATCTAACATGGCAAAGGCGATAGTAAGCAGCACATTTAGGAAGAAGCATAAGAAGAAAGGCTTAGCTGCTAAGAATTCTACTAGCAGCAATAAGGGGAGCAAACTTTATAAGAAATCTTATAAAGGACAGGGAAGATGAAATATCTACAATATCTTTTCGGCTCCATACTTTTATTTTTTGTTCCAATACATGGGCTTCTTGTTGCTGTTGCTATGGCTATTACTCTTGATACCTTTACAGGAATATTCAAGTCAATTAAACTTCACGGTTTGAAAAGTATTAGAAGTAGAAAGTTGTCTACTATAATTAGTAAGATGCTTCTCTATGAGGTTACAGTTCTTTTACTTTTCCTTATGGACAAGTATTTATTGAATGAGTTTGTAATTTTATGGTGGGACATTGAGTTTATGTTTACCAAAATGTGCGCTATAGTTCTTATATTTATAGAGCTAGTATCAGTTAAGGAAAACATAGAGGAAGCTTATAACATCGATATATGGAATATGCTCAAGCGTTTGTTGAGCAGAGCCAAAGAATTTAAGTCTGATATCGATGACTTAAAATAAAATTCGAATAATGGCAAAGATAAGTTCATACCCCATACTATCAGACCCTACCATCAATGACATTTTAATTGGAACTGATGTACAGGATCTGAATATCACCAAGAACTTTTCAATAGGTTCTATAATTGATATAATTGGTAATGAGTTCGTGCCATACGTTGGGGCAACTGGGAACGTAAACCTAGGTGCATTTAATATTACATCCTCCTCATTTATTGTTGCAGGAGGGCTTTCCTCTCAGTTTTTAAAGGCAAATGGAACTCTTGATTCTACGGTCTATGTACCTGCATCAAGAACGCTTACGATCAACTCTATAACATTTGATTTAAGTGCTAACAGATCATGGAGCTTAAATACCATTGATACATTAACTACTATAGGTACAAGCGGTGCTGCTACTTATATTGGTAAGACTCTTAATATTCCTCAGTATCAAGCTCAAGGAAGTTACATCACTCAACTTAGTGGAGAGGCTACTGCTGTTGGACCTGGCAATGCTACTGTTACATTAAGTAATTTGGCTGTAATAAGTAAAATTCTTACTGGGTTAAATATCACTGGGGGAACTGTTACTGATACAGACAGCATCCTTACTGCATTTGGTAAGGTACAGAACCAGATAAATGGGCTTGCTGGTGGTGTTACTTATCAGGGTACATGGAATGCTGCTACCAATACACCTACTCTTACTAGTTCAGTAGGTACAAAGGGATACTACTATGTAGTAAGTGTTCCTGGAAATACTAACTTGAATGGTATTACTGACTGGAGACTAGGAGACTGGGCTATCTTTAATGGATCAACATGGGAGAAGGTAGACAATACCGATGCAGTTGTTAGCGTTAATGGATACACAGGAGCAGTTGTGCTTACGTTTAGTGATGTCGGAGCACCTCCAGCAACAAGAACGCTTACTATTAATGGTACAACATTTGACTTATCTGCTGATAGATCATGGACTGTAGGTGATGTACGTACAGATCAGACTTATTCTAATCCGACTTGGATTAATTCACTTGCATGGGGTAAGATTACAGGTACTCCTACTACCCTAGCAGGATATGGCATTACAGATGGAGTATCAAGTAGTAGGACATTAACTATAAATGGGCAATCTTTTGACCTTAGTGCCAATCGTACATGGTCAGTAGGTACAGTAACAAGTGTAGGTACTAGTGGTCCATTGACAGGTGGTACCATTACAGGATCAGGGACAATAGGTATTACGCAGGCAGGGGCAAGCTCAGATGGATATCTATCTAGTACTGACTGGAATACATTTAATAATAAGCAGAACGCTTTAACTAATCCTGTAACAGGTACTGGTACTATTAATACTCTACCAATGTGGGGTGGTGCTACATCATTAGTTAATAGCCCATTATCTTATGGACCTGATACATTTAATTTCCAATACAATAGCGCAACCGGTGGTACGGTAAACTTTACAAACATTGGATTGACTACGTACACGTACTCAATTCAGATGAATAATTTTGGTTCTCCTAGGTCAACTGTACACAGCTATACTGATGGCATAGTAGTTCAGTCTATTGGTGGTACACAGGTGTCTAGAGTGTTTGCCAATGGCAACACAATACTTGGGGCTGGTGTAGTAGACAATGGGTACAAGCTTGAGATTAGTGGTAACCTATATGTGAACAGCATTGTAAATGCTACTACTGACACTGACAGATTCATTGTATCTGATGGAGGCCTTATTAAGTACAGAACAGGTGCTCAACTATTGAGTGACATTGGAGGACAAGGCTCTATTACTCTTACTACTACAGGGTCTTCAGGACCTGCTACATTAGTTGGTAACACATTAAATATTCCTGAATATAGCACTGCATTAACAGGATATGTTCCTTATTCAGGTGCTACTCAAGATTTGGATCTTGGAACGTATGGATTGATTTCTGACTTCGTTAGGTTTAATCCATCAAGCAGCAACATTCCTTCTGCTG